TCTTAGCTAACTTGTTGTCAATCAACACAAATTAACGATTCATTTTTCAACAACCTTGTTTATAATGAAAAAAAGAACTAATTTGCGAGTCATGTCCCGTTCCGATGCGTTTGCAGGAGTCCTCCCACCACAGCCGTGGTGGAAGTCTGTAGATGCACTCGTTTCCCGTTTTCTAGTACAAATTCGGGAACCTGGGTCGAACGGGCCCAGGGAGGGTCTCTGTATGAATCAATCAGGACATAGCGATGTCTTCATCTCTGGTGAGAGGAAGACATATGCATTGTGTCTGAGTGACCAATTCATACAGTATGTTCGTGGAGTGAGGAGGTCTACGATGGAACATATGCCAATTAGAGAGAAGGCTCGGCATATTGTGGGGGTTCTAGGGGAGAACGCTTGGGTGGTCTGGGGTGAGAAACTCTTGAAGGTTAACTGCTTTCTCGAGAGCTTGGCTTTGACTACTTTGGTGTTCATGGATCATGTTCTAGTGGGGCGATGGGATAAAGAGTTGAAGTATCATCTCAACTGTTATTTCTGTCGGTTTACAAAGACTGAATACCCTGAACCTATCGGTTCTGTTCATAGAGCTGGAACTGTCTTCTTTGGGTCCTTAGATCGATATATTTTTCGATGGGTCAGCAAGCGTAACCAAAAAGCTTGGATCTATTTGAATAGTATCCTTCAAGGGGTCAAAAGAGGTATGCCTCAGCTAACTGTGGATAGGATCAATGAGACCGCAATAAAGCATGCTGAGAAACTTTCTAAGAAGCATGTAACTCCAGGCTGGCTTCTGGATGAGATCACCAGGACATCCCGTGAAATTTGGCACGGGGAGGTGACCCAGAGGTTTCCGGATGTTGCCACAAAGGTCAGTGGCAACTCCTGCTTGGAGTCCAATCGGAGACATGGTGGAGCTCTAGGGTATGTTTTGAATGAGGCTACCGAGTATGGAAGAAATACTTGGGACGAGGAGGACTGGGAGAACTTTGAGGCAGAGATTACGAATGACACGAGGATTCCACATAATTGGACTCATCTTGTCGCAATGCGTTTTCATCCAAGTGTTGGAGTCAAAGAGATTAGAACTGATCTCTTAATTGACGAAACTCTTCGAATGTTACGCAGGGGCGACCAAGTTTGGGACTCTATGTGGAAGGACCGCTCATGTGTTCTGAAATTCTTTGCTGAGAGGGCCCGGGCCCAGGGGTGTGGTAAGACCAGGAACTGTAAAACAGTATCCAGCACACTCCGGGGGGTACCTGATTACGATTGGGACCTTCCTTGTCAAAAGTTTGGGAAGAATGAGTCAAGGGTTAAGTTCATATTAGAACCCTTAAAGGTGAGGACCATAACCAAGTCTTCATTGTTCTCTAATGCACTCTATCCCGAAGTTCAAAAGCAACTCTGGAGAGGATTACAGAGTTTCCCCCAGTTCTCATTAACGGGCGAGACGATGACGGAGCGATCATTGGACGATCTTGTCCTTGGAGGCGCGGAACTGTTCGGTAATATCTATGATCTTTGTTCTGGGGATTACTCGGCTGCAACTGATAATTTGCATATGGACGCAAGTCTAGCTGCATTAATTGGAGCAATCGATGATCCCACGACCTTTGCACTTGTTAGGGATAACATGTGTGGTCAAAGAATAGATTATACCGGCGCCTTTGGATCGAAGAAATTCGTTCCACCGGAATCGTTTGAGCAAAAGAATGGTCAGCTTATGGGATCTCTCTTTTCATTTCCTGTTCTCTGTGTGATAAACCTTGCGGTCTATAGGGTTGCCATGGAGAAACATTTCAAACGGAAGTTTGAAATTTCTGAATTACCAGTCAAAGTGAATGGTGATGACATTTTATTTCCTACAAATGTCGATTTTCAGAGGAGATGGGAGGGGCTGATACCACAAGTTGGCTTTTCGAAGTCCGTTGGTAAGAACTTTGTTTCCAATGAGTTCTGTATGGTCAATTCTATGTTGTTCAGAAGGGCTGAAGGTCTTGTGCACTGTTTATCAAAGTGTGGAAGATATTTTGAAATGGTTAGGCGTTACAAATTTGTTCCATTTGTTAATGCAACCGCCCTCACAGGGATCAAAAAGGGTACCGATACTGAGAAAGATCGGGATAAGTCCTATAATGATCGCTTGTGGAATCTTCGGGGTGCTTTCCGGGATCTGGACACAGAGAGAATGCCAAAGAGCATTGGAAGTCGGTTCGTGGAGAGGGTCAGGGCAAGGCTTGATGTCCAAGATAGTCACTTCTGTGACTATGAACTTGGGTTGAGCAGTGATCTCCCTAAATCTACGGATCAGATTAGGAAATACTACTTCCACCAGGAGGCCAAAAAACTCCATGAGGAACCAAATGTCACTCTTAATAATCACGACCTACTCCGTCCTGGAGATAGGGTTCTTGAGAGGTTTAGACAACCTGACGTTCGATTCGATATCTCGAGGGCTTGGACTAAGTTTAACTCTAATCAGGTTAAGGCTTGGCCAACATCATTTGAGATTGTTCGAGATCACGTCAAGCGTCTTCTCAAGAATGACCGCGTGAGAGCTTTAGCTCGAGCTGCCGTGTAACGCAGCGGTGACATACTCCCGTCCGGGAAAACTGATACAGTTTAAGCAACATAGCGAAA